CCAGCAGATAGGCCGGAGTTGTAGACAAAGCGTCAGCCCAGACCTCAACTGTCTCTGCGGATGGCTGGGTTCCGTCGCGGGTCAAATCCGAAATGTAATAGCGTTTACGCCCCACCAATTCGGCCAGATGCGCCTGCGAGACCCCCCGCGCTTTTGCTCTTTCAAGCAATCGGTCAATTCGTAGCACTTTAAGACCTCCTATTTGTGCAAAACGTAGAATCCCTACAAGTATCGGGAATCTGCTTGATTTCCCGACAATCGTAGGGTAGAATAAGAGGCGTTCCGAAACCAAACAAAACGAACTAAGGCATACGGAACAAGAACAGGACGCAATGCAGCCTTGTAAAGCATCACAGAACCTATTCAGACCTAGACACACTGAATATAACATAGTTTTCCCTGCTTTGCAAGTCTGCGCTGCCCCTTAGCCGAAAGGAGGGCGCAAATGGAACTGATTGAAAGCCGGGTCTACACCCGTGAGCAAGCGGCGGACGTTTTGCAGGTAAGCATTGCAAGCATCGACCGCTACATCCGAGAGGGCCGGCTGCCCGCCGCCAACCTTGGCGACGGACGAACCATCCGAATCACAGGCAAAGACATTGCAGCTTTCATCGAAAGCTGCAAGCAGTAAAAGGAGGACACCGAAATGCGAGAGCCCGAGGGTTACAGAGATGCGCTGGAGCGCGTCCGCCGGGAGGCAAAAGGCGAGCTAGTAACCATCACCGAAGCAGCAGCCATTACCGGGCTGCCCGTCAAGCGGGTCAGCTACGTCATCAGCGGCTGGATCGGTGAACACAGGGGCCGCGTCATTCCGGCAACAACGCTGGCCCGACAGTTGGTCAGCACAGAGCGGAGGTACTAACGATGACACACATTCTCAAGCTGGCGGGCACAGCAACCCTGGTTTACGGGATTGCATCGCTCGGATCCCTGAACATTCCCGGCGTGATTGCCGCCGCGTTGGCCCTGAACGTCATCTGCGGTGCGCTGCTCAAAACAACGGAGGTCAAAAATGGAAAAGTTCATTCTGAAAAATAAGAACGGTCGTCCGGTATTCATCCAGCAGAAAGGCAACCTGACGAAGCCGACAGTCCGGCTCACCCCCACGACATTCCAGTGGATCAAGATGCTTTCGAGCATGGCCGACACCGACATGGGCGACATTGTCGAACAGTGCGTCGCCTACGCCATCAGCAACATGGCCGCGCTTGACGAGAACGAGGAGGTACAGTGATGGAAATTTGCATCAGCATCAGCGCAAGCACCCCGGCAGAGTACCGGGATGCCCTGAACGCCCTGAACGCGGGCATTCAGGCTCCGGCAGTTCCCGCCAAGCCCTCCCCTGCCCCGCAGGCAGCCCCCGTACAGGCACATGTGCCCACGGACGGAGAGATTCCCTTCACCAAACCACAGGCCCCACAGCAGCCCGCTGCGGCCCCCAAGGAAGAAACCGCCGCTAAGCCGGTAACCCTGGAAGATTTGCAGACCACGGGCCGCAAGCTCGCACTGGCGGGCAAGCAGGATAAGCTCGGAGAGATTCTGGGCAAGTACAGCGTCCGCAAGCTTTCTGACATCCCCAGCGAACACTGGGCCGAGGCGCTGAACGAAATGGAGGCAAGCATCAATGGTTAAGACTGGAGATCGCGTCCGCGTAGCGGACAACAAAAATACCCGGATGATGCACGAAGCGATGCCTGAGTTTTACCCGGAGCCGGGCAGCCTCGGCACGGTAGATAGGCTCACCCCCACCAACAGCTGCTGGGTCAAGTGGGACAACCTCCAGGATGATCACCCCTGGGCTTTCCCCGGGCGCTGGCTCGAAGTGGTGGAAGAAGAGCTTCCCGCCATCACCGCAACCGTAAAGATCACCCGCGACAAGAAATACACACGAGTGGAAGTCGATGGCGAATGCGGGGAGGTTTTGAGAGCACTCGCTTTTGCCACTGCAAGCGCTATCCGCAACAGTACACCTATTAATGATGGCCGCAACTTCCTGATGGGGTACTTCAAAGCCGCGCTGATGGATGCGTTCGTAGACACGCAGGAGGCAGACGATGGCACCAAGTAAACACGCTTTGCTGGGCCCCGCCAGCAGTGCCATGTGGCTGGGCTGCCCGCCCAGTGCAAGGCTTACCGAGCACATGCCCCACGAAACCAGCGTCTACGCGGAGGAGGGCACCAAGGCCCACTACCTATGCGAGCAGCTGGTCCGCCGCAGCGTTCCCGCCTGGATGGGGCTGCCGGCAGCACCCACGCAGGACCTGCTGGACAACCCGGAGTACCCCACCGAGATGAAAAACGCCGCGGAACTGTACGCGGACTTCATCCACACCCTCTGGGTTGGCTTCCCCCACACACCCACGGTATGTGTAGAACAGCATGTCAAGATGACCCGCTGGGTCCCGGAGTGCTTCGGCACCTGCGACTGCCTGCTGATCGGCGACGGCCTGCTCCATGTAGTGGATTTCAAGTACGGCGCAGGGGTTCCGGTCAGCCCGGAGGAGAACACCCAGATGATGCTGTACGCCTTGGGGGCATGGCAGCTCTTCCAGAGCACCGACGACATCCAGACCGTGCGCATGACCATCGTGCAGCCCCGCATCCAGAGCGAGCCGGAGACCTGGGAGATTCCAGCAGACCAGCTGCTCGACTGGGCAGAAAGCACGCTCAGACCCACCGCCAAGCTGGCGTGGGAGGGCAAGGGCAAGCTGAACCCCGGCGAAAAGCAATGCCGGTGGTGCAGAGCAAAGCCCCAGTGCCGCGCCTGGAAAGACAAGTACGGTCCGCTGGCAGACTTTGTGGCTGAGACCATCCCGGAAGCCAGGGATCCGCGGCTG